ATCAGGATGTGTGTCTGATTTTGAATATCTCGAAAAGAACTCTTCAAACTTACCGGGACAATGGCACATTGCCTTACAGTCAAATCAACCACAAGATTTATTACAAGCCTAATGATATAGAATTGGTGATGTGTAAACTATTGACTAAATAAACCCACACCACTAAAAAAAACGGATATGAACAACGAAATATTGACTAGAGACAGCCTGTGGATTAAGATTTTTTTCAAGTCATCGAAACAGATGCTTGATGACATCGACCTGTTGGTAGAAAACAGCAAGCCACACTTGAATGGAGAACGGTTTTTGACTGACAAAGAAGTTTCTGAAAAACTAAAAATCAGTCGTCGGACTTTGCAAGACTACAGAACCCAGGGTAAAATTGCTTATTTCCAACTGGGTGGGAAAATACTCTATAAAGAATCTGACATTGAAAAGATGTTAGAAAGTGGGTATCAAAAGTCAGTTGAGTAGCTGTCATAAGACGGTAACTCATTATAAGGTAATGACAGAAACTTTTAAGCTCCTGCCATTACCGCATCCTTGTTTCCTTTGGTATAGGTTACCATCGGGATAATTTATTTCCATTCATTCAATCGAAAATGCACTTATCAATGGTTCAATAAAAATTCGGGTAGACTCGAAGACAAACGCATGTCTCATGAAGTCTGCCCGAATCGAAAGTTATCAAAATCCGTATTTTAGCAAAAATACAGCTTGTCTTGACAATGGACTATTATCGAGGTTCGCATTTTGGAAGTTGTCTCAACGATTTTATTGTTAATCCATTCTCTAAATATCTTTGTATTCTTAGATTTAATTCGGTAAGATAAAGCCGTTATGATCTCCAAATTATAAACGAGGGTTTGTTGCTCCATGCCGTTTTTACCAGTGTATCGGTGGGTGTGACACACATCCGCTTCTCGGAAGACTTCTGACTTGAAGATAGGCCTTAAATTGGTATCAGCAGTTGATATAAGGACCCCAAATAGATCTGCAATTTCGTGTCGTGTCATCCAAACAGTTCCATTTACCTGATTTATGTTCACCCCGCAATCGTTTATTGTGATTGTTCCTCTTTTCATGGTTTTGTTTTGTTATTGATCTTGTTTTTGTTAATTTTAGTTTGCTTATCGTTATTCCATTTTTTTGATTTTGTTATTATTCCTTCTTGCGTTTAAAATTCTGATTGAGCTTAATGCCTACGGGCATAGTCTTATCCTCAAAGACTGCATATTTGTCGGTAATTCGTTCTGAAAGCAACTTCATATCTTCGTTTACCTTTTTGTTAGTAATCTTTGCATAGATTTGTGTGGTGGCTATTGACCTGTGTCCCATCATTCGGCTCACTGTCTCAATCGGAACACCCTGTGACAAGGTGATATGTGTTCCGAAATTATGCCTTGCCATGTGAAAGGTAATATGTTCAATTCCGCACAAAACAGCTATTTTCTCTAAATTTCTACAGATACTAACTAGTGATATCATATTGAATACCTTATCACTCTTACGATCGTTCCGGTATTTATCGATAATTTGTTTGGGTATATCCAACAAGCGGATATTACATTCACTTTTCGTCTTCTGCCGTTTAATGCTAATCCACAAGCTACCGTCCAGCTGCTTTGTAATATTTCCCTGCGAAAGATTCCGTATATCCGAATATGCCAGCCCTGTAAAGCAGCAGAAAACGAACATATCCCGTGTATGGCAGACCTTCTTGGATTCTATATGAACTTGCATGATTTTATCTATCTCTTCCGATTTCAAATGTCTGCACATCTTTTCGGGCTGTTCTGCTATATAGTTTACAAACGGATCACCTTTGAGTATTCCTTGATGAATCGCTCTACGGACCATCTTTTTTAATATTATAATATGACCTAATATCGTGCTTTGCTTCATCTGCCTGTCAACACGCAAATAGAAATCGAAGGCATCAATAAAATTCAAATTGAGCTTGTCAAGAGCAATATCTTCCATACCATATTTCTGTCTTATGAAATTGAACAGGTGATGGTATGAATGCAAGTAAGAGGAGTAAGTATCTTCCACTCTATTAACACCAACCCTTAGCTTGAACTCTTTGTTATGTTCTTCAAAGAGCTTTAACAACATTTCTTGTTTTCGTCCGATACCATATAACGCATTTTTGACCAGTTCGGCAGTTACATAGCCTTGCCTGTCTACCATCTCGGTATAAAACTTATTTATCTCTTGGGTAAGGCGATTGATGGTTCGGTTTACCAAAATAGATTGGTTGCTTTTACCTATGGCTCTGCCTGTCTTTGTATCCCAAAGAGTAGAATTCACATCTGTTTTAGTACTGAATTGGGCTACTTTTGTATCTATGGTTATCCTACCCATAACAGGACATAAGCCGTTTTGCTTAACCTTGTCCCGATTCACGTAAAACAAAACAGTAAAGGTGCTATGCCTTTTCTTGTTGAGGTTATCGTTATTAGTATTATTCTTGTTGTTATTCTTGTTGCTATCGTTGTTGTCATTCATTTTGATATTCTTGTTGTCATGGTTGTTATCGTTATTGATTTTAATATTGTTGTCATAGTTATTTTCATTATTGATTTTGTTGTTATTGTTATTATTATTATTATTGTTGTTGCTGTTATTATTTTCACTATCCTGTTTCATGGCTTTATCAATTTTAGAGTTTTTATTTGAAATTTTCATTTTTCGTGTTATTTTATTTTGCTAATTGGTACTTGTTTTCCATTCGTATTTCTATGGCTTTCATATCCTCGTTGATTTTGTCGTTGGTGATCTTGGCATAAATCTGTGTGGAACGTAAATCCCGATGTCCCAACATACGGCTCACACTCTCAATGGGCACTCCTTGTGAGAGTGTAATCTCACTCGCATAGGTATGCCGTCCCATATGGAAAATCAACCGTTTATCTATTCCACAAAGGTTGGCTATCTTTTTTAAGTTGATATTCAAACGTCCACAACTCAACATCAAAAGCAGCTTATCATCTTTGGTGAGTCCTTTATATTTCTCAATAATTTGTAAAGGAAGTTCCAGTAAGGGAATATGACAAGGTGTTCCTGTCTTCTGACGGCTGGTGGTTATCCATAAGACACCATCATCGGCTCTAACAAGATTCTTTTGAGTCAGGTTACACATATCCCGAAACGCTAAGCCGGTGAAACAGGAGAACAAAAACATATCCCGGGTAAGGTATCGATTCGGATGATCCAGTGGAGTAGTCATAATCTTTTCCAACTCGGCACGGGTGAGATATTTTTGTTCCGCTTTAGGTCGTTCGGGGGTATAACCATCGAATGGGTCACGGGTAATAATACCTTCATGGATTGCGAGTTTTATCATCCTGCGCATAGTGCGGGTGATACCCAAAATAGTATTGGGTTTCCGTTGTAATTCAACACGCAAATAGAAATCGTAAGTTGTAATGAATGAGAAATCCAATGAGCTAAATGGAATATCAGACAGGTTGTACTTCTTGCGAAGGAATTTAATCAGATGCTTGAGTGAAATATCATATTGTTGGTAGGTACTCAGTTCCCTATTAATACCAATACGTTTCTTAAACTCCTGGTTGTGCCGCGTAAAATACCTGACTAATGTTTCCTGTTCAGTGGCTATGCCCTGAAAGGCATTTTTTACTTGCTCAGCGGTGACCTGCCCTTTGTTCTCAAATATTTCCTTGTGGTGGGTGTTGATAGACACGTTGATTTTGTCTAAGGTTCGGTTTAGTTCTGTGGCTAGTCTGCTTTTGCCATTTGCTCGTCCTGAAGGAGTATCCCAGAGGGATACGGGTACATTCATCTTGGCACTGAACTGCACCATCGTTTTACCTACAGTGATTCGTCCCATTACAGGACACATTCCATCTTCTTTTGCTTCGTTCTTTTTGAGGTAGAACAGAACCTTTAATGCATGTTTCATAACTCTTTTTTTAGTGATTTAAAATTACCTATTATAGAGTTATTTGACAGGGTGCAAAATGCAGTAGTTCAACGCATAACAATCAACTTTTGACGGAATTTTCTACTTTTATTTCCAAATCTCGAAAAATTCCGATTTTTGGAGGCGAAAGTAGTTGTCTTGTCAGCAGCTAAGCAGTTCTTCTATTTCATTATCCAAACCCAAAAGGGTAATGGATAAGTAACGGAACTCTTGCTTAACTTCGCTATAATCTGCTTTTTTAGCATGTAGCAATGCAAAGCGATTTTGTGTGTATTACTCCATTTAGTCAGCAGGTTACATCGTTTATCCTTTAATTGCTTTTGAGGTGTATTGTTTTGCCACTACCATTACTTTGGCAAAAGGTGTCCCAATTGAGACTGTAAGCAAGATGCTTGGTCATACAAACATTCGTACAACACAAATCTATGCTCGTATAACTGACAGTAAAATCAGTAATGATATGCAGGCATTATCAGGGAAATTACAAGGAATAGAGAAAATGTTTAAAATATAGAATTGTGAATAGTATTATTCAAATTAAAAAATTGTATATCTTACTCCCGAAAGTAGGACTGATAAATAAATAATTTTATATTATTGACTGAGTTCTAAATTTAACAATGCTCAGTTCATTTAATTTTATTTTAATTCTAAGATTGTTAAAGTAATGGATAAGCAACGAGCTAAACAAGCTGGTTTTCTTTGATTTGCAGTTGATCAAATAACTCTTCGACAAAGATAGGAAAAGATTTTATCTATCTAATATACTAACTATCTTTAGTGATATGCGGGCTCATTTTTTATTGTTCTATTAATTAAAACTAAGCACTTTTTTGATTTAATATTAAAACTATAGGATTTCTGAAAGAAATTGTTTTCACGTTTTATTAAACATATTCGTAGGATCGTTTTAAAGCGCATGCATGATATATAACATCAAGAGATATACATAGGCTTCATGCTCGGTCGTACCGACCACCTGAAGCCTAAGTATTAATAAATTATATTCTGTAAGTTAGTTACTATATTCCGAACACTTATGGTCGCAGAGCAACGCTAGCGGGAGAGAATTACAAAGCGTGTCAGTAAAAAGCGATAATTTGGTAGCACTATTTCTACTAAAATTTCAAACTATAACTCAGCGATGGTAAAATGGGGAAAAGACTAAACTCATATAAAGACGTACCATAACTACTTGACTCAGTAATA